TTCACTTTCACCGACAGCCAAGAGCGCATCTACCCCGACCTGACTGACGCCAACGGCAACGTCCTCGTCGCTATCCCGAACGTCACGACCCTCGCCACCGACCCAGGCGACGGACGCTGGACAGCCAGCACCCCTACTCCTGCACCAGCAGAAGCCCCTGTGACCGCCCCAGAAGCCCCTGTGACGGACGCAACCGCATCAACCGAACCAACCCCTACGAACTAAGGAACAGACATGGCAAACAACGCCTTCCTAACAGCCAATAGTTACCTCGGCATGGTCATCGAGACCACCGAGGGAACGCTCCCCACGTCTGGCACGAGCTACTGGCTTCCCGTCACGTCGCCGCAGATTACGCCTCAGCAGATGTTCCTCCGCGACGAGGCGCTGCGCGGATCACCGACAACCGTGTATGACCAGGTGCAGGGCGTACGTCACGACGAATTTGAATTCCGGACTTTTCTGTTCGCTGACACCTTCCCCGTCTTGCTCCGTTCCTCGCTCGGTGGCTCAGACACCAAGACCGGCTCAGGCCCCTACACCCACGCCATCAAGGTACTGAACAACCCCGCGACCGGCTCACAGCCCCCGACCTACTCCATCTTGGACTTCGACGGCGCGAACTATTTCACCGTCTCGGGCGCACAGTGCGACACGCTGGGCATCACCTTCGGCGCAGAAGCCGCAGCCGAGGTCACGGTCAAGTACCTGGGCAACCCCTACGTCTCCTACACCTCAGCCCCGACGGTGTTCGCCACGCAGAGCCTTAGCACCGAGCACCTCATTCCGGCTTGGGACACGGCCCTGACCATCGGCGGCACGAGCTACACCAACGTCACCACCGGCGAAATCAGCATTGCTCGCAAGACCCAGCCCATCTTCACTCTGGGAACGCAGGCTCCTTACAACCTCTTCGCTGGCCCCATCGAGGTCACGGGTAAGTTCACCTTCGTCGTGAACTCCACCTCGGACGTATTCTCGACCGGCTCAAACGCCTACGGTCTGACCCGTTCGCCCGAGGCCATCAGCATCACCCTGACCGACCCCAACGACGCGACGAGCGGAACCCAGCACTCGGTGAACTTCACCATGTCGGCTGCGCAGATCCACTCCATCAAGCGCACACGGGGCAAGGAGTACACCGAATTGGAAGTCGAGTTCACGGCGAACGCCAACTCAACCGACGCCAGCACCGGCTACGCTCCTATTCAGGCCACCATCATCAACGGCACTTCAACCACCTACTAAGCAAACAAAGGGGAACCATGCCTATCGTCTCACTGCCGAACAACCAGTCTGCGGTCATCGCCAGCAAGGAAGAAATCACCGAGCGCACGTCTCGGGCTATCTCCCGCGCTTACATGAAAGCAGCCGGAACCGCCGCCAAACTCGCCAGCCTCGGCTTCAATGACCGAGACCCCAAGACCTGGGGCATCTTCGCCGACATCTCGGACGAAGACCAGAGCAACCTTGACGGCTATCAGGCGCAGCTCATCGTCGGGCTCGTCAAGCAGTGGACACTAGGCGACCTGCCGACCTTAGAGAGCGCGTTAGACCTGCCTAAAGCAACGTTTGACGCGCTCTCAGAGGCCTGCGGTGTGGAGTTCAACGGCTCGGCACTCGACACGGAGCCAGCCCTCGACCCAAAAGCCCCTACCGCCGACTAGCGAAACTCAAGGCCGCTCTCGAAGGCAAGACCGCCGAGGTAGACCCCGAGGTCATGGCGTACTTCCGAGAGCATCGGTTCCGCAAGACCTACGGCGGCAGTCACGAGGACTTCCTCGACCAGCCTCGCCACGTCACCGACTGGCTCCTAGCAATCGCTCGCACCGAGCAGGAAGTGTCTCATGGCTAGTGGCATCGTGGTCAATGACGGAGCCTTCGAGGACGCTATGCGCCTGCAGATGGAAGCCGTCGAGCGAGCGACGCAAGAGTTCGTCCGACGAGGCGGCGAGGTCATCGCCGGTAACGCTAGCAAGCAGTTCATCGGTGGCCGAGAAGCGCAGGCAACTGAGACATGGCGCTCGGACGCTTGGCCGGTTCCCACCCGTCGCACCGGCAACCTCCAGAGATCTATCAAAGTCCTGAAGGTCTACAAGGCTGGCTCTGGCTGGGTATCGGAGACCGCTCCCACCACCAAGTACGGGCGACGCATCGAACTGGGCTACACCGGCACCGGCCACTTCCCCTACTTCACCACTCGCGCCTTCCCTTACCTTCAGCCTGGTATCGAACAGTCGCACGACGAACTAACTCGGCTCTACGCCAAACTCGTAACCGCCGCCCAAGAACTCTAAAGAGGAACCATGCCACTGCTCCCACCCGTGATTGCCACGCTCTTCGCGGACACCAAAGAGTTCATGGCAAAGATGGACGAGGCCGAGCTCAAGATGGGCAAGTTCGGCGCTGCTGCCGACGCCTCGGGGGGCAAGTTCGGCAAGTTCACCAGTATGGCCTCAACGGCAGTCGTCGGGCTGGGCGCTGCCGTTGCGGCCTATGGCATTGACAAGGCGATGAAGTTCAACGAGAGCCTTGACGCTCTGCAGAACCAAGCCGGTCTGACCTCGGCGCAGGTAGATGCCGCAAGCGGATCTATCCTCAACATCTCCAACCAGACGGGCATCGCAAGCACCGACATCGCCAACGCTTACCTTCAAGCCTCGAAGGCAGGGCTAACGCAAGCCCAGACGCAGAGCGTCATCAACGCCGCCGCGAAGGCCGCCGTCGTTACTGGTGGCAATGTTGCCGACACTACGCAGACCCTCATCGGCATCCAGAACTTGCAAATCGCTAAGGGCATGAGCGTCGCTCAGGTCTCCGACCTCATGGTGCTCGCCAACCAGCGCCACGTCGGCTCACTCGACAGCCTCACCTCAACCCTCACCGGCAAGGTCGGTGGCGCACTCGCCGCCGCAGGACTGAACCTCGCGGAGATGGCTTCAGTATCGGACATTGCCTCACGCGCCGGATACAACAACGCTCGCGCCTATACGCAACTCGCCACCGGCCTGACCAAGATTGAGAGCCCCACGACGGCCTCGTCAAAGGCGATGGCACAGCTCGGCATCAACGCCGACCAACTGGCAACGATTGCTCGACACCCTGGCACTGGTCTGGTGGATGTTCTGGGCTACCTCGAAGCGCAGTCCAAGCGCACCGGCGTCTCCATGAACACGCTCATCAAAGACACTTTCGGCCCTGGTGCCGTAGGTCTGGTCTCCGACCTTGCCACGCACATTGGGCAGTTGTCTCAGAACGTGCATTCGCTCGGTGGGGCATCGGGCAAGGGGCTCGACACCTCGTTCAACGCTGCTGCCCAGCAACTCGGGACGCAGATGAAGATTATCGAGACGCAGCTCATCAACTCCGCGACGCAGTTCGGCCTGAAACTCCTGCCCTACGTCAAGGACGGCGCGAACATCCTCGCGGGCGCGATGAACTACCTCTCCGCGCACCCCGCCGCGATGAATACGGTAGCAACCGTGCTCGCCTCTCTTTTTGTCGGATCACTTGCCACCAAGATTGCCAGCGTGGGAATCAAACTCGCTGAAACATTCGGCGTGACGATGGAAGAGGGCGGTCTCGCGGCGGCCATCGGTGCTGACCTAGCGGGAGCAATTCTTACTGCCATGTCTTTGAAGCATTTCATTGTCGACCCCGTGACTCGTGCCATTGAAAACATGAACAATGCATTCCACTCAATCACCACCGGCGTTAATTTTGGAAGCGGTGGGGGCGGAAACGGTGGGGGCGGAAACGGTGGCACAAACGCCAACGGCTCTACCCCAGCACCGTCAAAGGTGATGACGAAAGAAGTGAGCACGGTTTACGGCGGATATTGGGAGCAGAACTTCATTACGGCCGCGCAGTTCGCTGCCCTTGAAGCCTACTTCGGCGGCGCGGCGAAGGTGAAAGCATTGGAGACCAACTCCTCGGCGGCGTTCTACAACGCGGTGCGGAACTTTGAGGGCCAAGACCAGAACAAGAACTACTCTGTGACTATCAACGTGAAGGCTTAGGCATGGCAGAGAACGAAAACATCGTCGTCAATCTCGACATCGCCATCCTCGTCCGTGAGCTCGTCAATAACAAGGCGTTCATCAAAGCCCTGGCAATCGAAATCCGCAACGCCCAGACCAAAGACAGCCGCCGGATGCAGAACCTCTACGGCACCACCGCCCAGCGCCCCAGCCCTAAGCCTGCCACGAAAGGCCGCCTCTCGTGACCATCGCCTCGCTTCCTGCCATCAAGGTCTACATCGCCTTCAACCCGACGGCGAGCGGCAACACCCTGACCACCGCGAACACGGTTCCCCTGACCAACTCGTCCTACTGGACAGACTGCTCGGCGTACCTGCGCGACTTCTCCACCAAGTCAGGCAAGCAGCACTACCTTGACCGCGTAGAAGCGACCACCCTCAAGGCCACGCTGAACAACCGCGACGGCTTCTTCAACGGATCGCCGAACACCATCACGGCGCGTCTGCCCATCGCCATCACCGCCACTTGGTCAGGCACGACCTACCCCACCTTCTACGGCATCATTGACAGCGTTTCGGAGAAGGTCGGCGACGCCCTGAACTCCGACCTCGACGTTGAGGCCAGCGACCTGCTCAAGTACCTGAGCCTCAAGTACCTGCACCGCCCCTCGTTCTGGCAGACCTACGCGGCCTCCCCTGCCGCGCAATCGTGGTATCGGTGCTCGAACTACGCCGTCGCTACGGTCACGAGCGCAACGTCCAACTCTGCCGGAACTGCCATCACCTACAACATCATCAACTCGACGGTGAACTTCTACGTCGGTGGCAACGTCAACGTCACGGTCACGGGGCTCGCAGGGCTTACCACGTTCAACATCACGAACCTGCCCATAGCCTCGGTAACGTCCTCTGGTGGCGTGGTCACGTCCTTCACGGTGAACGTGACGGTCACGGCGAACACCACGTCGCAGTCGGCAGGGCTGGTCTACCTCAACACGCTCTACGACTACATGGGCAACACCAACGGCACGTTCTCGGGGCAGGTCTCCTATCCGAACAACGGCGTCATCATCTACGACACCGATGGCTGTGTGGATCTCTCAGGCTCGGGCAACGTCGCAGCCGGTGCGCTCTCCCTGCCGCGTCCTTTGTCCTCGCCCAACTTCGGCGGCATTGACTTCTGGGTGCTCGGTCAGCAGACCAGCCTGAACCAGATTGCCCAGGTCTATTTCAACGGCACCGTCTCAAGCTCGTACTCGGTAGTCCTCTCGGTGGGCAACGCAGGCGTCTTGCACTGCTTCATCGGTGGCTCGTCATCGGCGGCAGCCTCAAGCAGCAACTTCATCAACGACGGCTACTGGCACCACGTCGGGCTCGCCATCATCTCGGGAACGCTGTATCTCTACTGCGACGGAGTGTTCTACTCCACTGGTCAGATTGCGACGGAGATTACCTACCCGACTGGCGGCATCGTCATCGGCGCAAACGCCTCCAACGTGTTCTCCTACAACGGGCAAATTGACGAAATCGTCATCTCTAGCGTGGCCTCGACGGTTCCCACCGAAATCCAGCAGCGTTACCGCGCAGGCTCCATGCTTCAGTTGGGCTACCCCGTCACGCCGAACAAGTGCTACTCGGCAGACCGCA